GCCGAGGCGTAAGAAAAATATAGGTAAGTATTAAATATGTTCAGTGTATTGCTCAACATAATTACATTATTGATTGTGTTCGTGGTTGCGATCTTCTTTTTCACATCACCTGAAATTGTCAAAAAGAAGATGAATACAGCATCGGAAGTTTTAGCTGCACAACTCAAGGATCCTCTGATCACGAGTCGTGCGTATTTTACTGAAAGGAAGCGTGGTTCAACTGGTGAGTTTGTCGGGAATTTTCCCCATGAACATACCGATTGGATTTACGGTTATCCTCTTATCCAGGCCTAAGAATCACGGGTTGCATAGTCTTACCCATAAAAAAGCCAAGAAGAAAAACAACAAAACCAATGATCCATGTTGACTTATCAATGTTAGCAAAGATATCATTGTTTTTTTGTGGTTGTTGTTCCGGATACATCATCATTTGTGGATACATCATGGGTTGTTGTTGTTGCTGATGGTGGTAGTATTCTTGTTCTGGTTCTTGATCATCTTGCATCTTAAGCTCTTTATCAAATTCAATGGGGTTGCCAATGTCAGCCTCCATTTTTTATAATTACTTTGATTTTTTTAAGCTTAAAATTCCTCATCTTCGTCATCTTCATCGTCGACGACAAAATCTTTCAAATTTCCATTCTCGTCTGTATCCTCGGCGTCGTCATAATCACTCTCATCGTCTGAATAGTATTCATCATCGGTTTCTATGTCACTCCCATCATCTTCCGTGTCGTACTCATCATCGCCGTAATCATCTTCAACCTTTTCTTTGGGAGTGTATATTTCAGGCTTCTTAATAACACGACCAGATCTGGAAATCATCGTTCTACTATAGTCTATTGTTTAAGTATTTCGGGTGGAACGCGGTGTTTTTGTTGATTGCGGTGTTCATAATCTCTTTTTCACCGAAATAACCGACTATTTTAGCTAGTTCGCTGATTTCTTCCTGGAATTCTGTCATGAGACCGATGTTTTCAAGATGTTCTAACGCTTTATAAAGAAACTGTGTGGCGAGTTCCACGTCGTGAATCCATTCTTTGAACATGTTAAAGTTTGTGACAAATCCATAAAAATTCTCTTTATCTAGGCCTGAGTATTGGTGTGCCTTTTTAAGAAGATCATCAAGTTTATCAACTTGTATATCCTTCTGTGTCAGCATTCTTGTAAGATATGCAGCTGCTGCAAACAATACGACCGACATCTTATTTTTTAGTCGGAAATAAAATTTCCCTTGTTTTTGTGTTGAGTATATTCTTCCTGTGAGTTTGATCTTTACAATCTGGACATTTCAATTCTATGCCTGACTTGTCAATGATAAACTGACAAGTAGTCCTGTGTCCATAGTCACACTCTGTCATTTCAGCGTCGGCTATATACCTTGTCTTGTTCTTTGTAATCTTGATAATTTTTGCCGGGCATATACATTTATTGATGTATGCATTAAGAGTTTCGACAGCTTTGTCTGTTTCAACTGGAGCTTTCTGTGGTGGTGTTTTAGGTCTGACTGGAGGTTTTACATCTGGATACAACTTGGAAACGATCGTATCGTTTAACGTGTGTGCACGTCCCCTGAAGTCTGCACAAAACCCATGGAATCGCCCCCTGATGGTTTCACATCTACAAAAACATTTCTGAGTGATGGTCTTACCGATCAAGTGAAACCAGATATGATTTGAATTGTGCGATCTTCTAAGATTTTCACAATACTTTGAAGTTGTGGATACTAAGAATTGATTTTTATGATGAAACATTTTAGTAATCCTCGCATCTTCTTGACCTTCCATGTTTTGACGAATAAATGTTTCCAAGTAAGCCCGAGCTTCGTCATCCATAAACTCATCTTTCATTTGAGCTTCGGTAAACGACCCTTCGTTCTTCTTGTTACCATCGATCGCTGGAACAGTTGTAACTTCTGTCACGTCTGTCCGAACAATGGAGTCTTTTAGAATATCAACCGATGGATCTTGTGACAGTGTATCCATACGACACATGACATGTCCATATACATATTTGAAGATTGGAAGATACGGAGGTTCGGTAATCTTTCCGGTATTGTCACACTCCGAACATCCTTGTCCCTGACATGCGATATGCTTTCCCCTCTTGTATGACCATGGCATCCGAAACCCACTCCCGGCTGTTCGTTTTTTTGTGTCACCGTAGACAGAATTATCAATAATTTGATTCCAATTTTTATTTTTGAACACCGAAGTCAGAGTCGCGATGACGTGATCTCTAAGGTTGTTGGCACCTTCTTGATCGACAACAAAATTTGACCAGTTTAAATGAACACCTGTTTTGATGAGTCCGTCATCGACTTCTTTGGGTTTTGAAACGCATATGAGACAATCACGACCACCATACATTTTTACTTTGTCACAAATGATCCGACACAATTTTTGAAGATAGTCGAGTTGCATGGCATCTTCATCTTTGTAATCAATATCTAAGAAGAAGTTGTACGTCGGCGTTTTTTGTTCCACGAGATACAACTTTTCCTTTTTCGTCACAGCCTTGATGTACTCGTCACAAAATTCACCGACCCGGTCATGTGGGATGTAAAGCGAACCACCATTCATGAGAACGTGTGAGCGGTTCTGCTTTTCACCCTTTGTGAATTTGTTTTTAGAACACCATGCCTTAAACATACTTACCATTTTAGAGAGTCATTCTTTTAATCATCTTGATGGGAGTCATATGTTATCGACCGCATACAAGACACATCGTGATGCTCTTTTCTTTCTGAAGCTAATTCCTTTTTAATAACAAGAAGCTCGTAGACTGTCTTAGTCTTTACATTCTCAATGTATTGTTCTGCTCTACGTTCACTGTAAGCCTTGTTATCAACAAGAAGATCTCTGATTTGTTTTAAGATGTAAGTCTTTGACTTCATTCTATTTTATAGAAAATGTTTTTCTATTAAGCGAAGTGACACACGAATAAAATTCTGGATTTTGTATTACATTTTTTATTATGAGGTCCCACCTCTTTCTAACATTAAACTCTTCGAGAGTATCGAAGCTCATGAAGTCATTCTCATCGAATGTCTTCTTTATTGGTTCCTTGTTAATCTTTTTCAAATTGGTTTTCATTTTTTCATCATTGAATTTTTTAATCATATCCAATTGCTCAGGTCTTTTGTAATTTACAAAAAAGACAAACACGTTGTATACCAAATCGGTCGTTGCATTTTCTTTAACTGTAAAATTAAATTCCGTATATTCTCCTTTTTTAAGAGCCACAACACCACGGGTCTCTTCTTCTAACTCTCTGAGGGCACATCGTAAAGGATTGAAAATTTCTCGACGTCTACATCCACCTGTGACAAAAATCCAATCCTTAAATCTCCGATCTCTCACCGTGAGAAATCGGGGCCGGTCACCCTCAAACGTGACTGGGATCGCTATTGCTTTGTATTTTTTCATTGCTCATTTAGCAAGTTATAATAAGTGGATATGTTTATTCTTCCTTTTTCTCCTCAGTGGGCGGCGCAACTTCTTGCTTCGGCTGAGGAGTTTCCGGTTCGACGTGTTCGATCGTAAGGTTCTTCATCAAATTCAAAGAAAACGTTTTGACGGCATTCACGTCTTCCTTGGTACGTCGCATGTCGTTAAACATGTAGGCGACGACACCGAGACAAACGATAAGGCCTACAATCATCATGGTTTCGCGGTCAAAAGAAAGCATCTTTATGTGTAATTATAGATCAAAACTTTTAAGCAGAAATAATTGCACCCATTTTGGTCTTACCCTTTTCTGGACAGGCGTGCTCAGCTTCAATAAATTGAAGTCTTTGGTAACGCTCGGCTTCACACTGAGCTTCTCTGGAAGGCACCTGGACAATCTTTTCGAGTGTCCTGGACTTTGGATTGTAGGTCAAGACAAAGACAGCTCCAATTAAAAAGACAATCAACCAGAAGTTCATTTTTACTAGTAGTCAACATAATATAATGATTGGTCAGGCATTGTATTATGTTTTAATGACGTATATTTAAGAGAAATTAGTTCGAGTACATGAGGCCACCCATACCGTTTTCAACACGGAGGATGTTGTAGTTCACAGCGTAAATGTTATCCTTGAAGTCGTTCGTTTCGCTCACGAGACGAGCGGAATCGAGACGAGAGAAATTGAGGGTACCGGTCGGTTGCAACTTGGACGTGTCGAGGCAGAACGGGAAAGCGTAGAGGCTGTCCTTGTTGGTACCATCGGAGTGCGGCATGTGGTAGTAGGACGAAACCATGCTGTAGTGCGGATCGGCGAACTTGAAGTCCGTGACATCCGTACCGTTGATTTGGAGCTTGATGCGGTTACCAATCGTGTGAACACTGTCGGCCTCAACGTTGGACGCCGCCAAATACTTGACCGGGTGGTTGAAGTTGAGTTCTTGCACCTTGGACAAAGAGGCCGTGGCCTTTTGAACTTGTGTGATCAAGATTTGTTGCGGTTCGCGGGCCAACATTTCACGTTCAGCCGTGTCGAGGTACACGTAGTTCGCGTAGCACTCGATGCGACGAGCAGAGCTATCAACATTGGCGTTCGACGCCCAGCGAATGCGAAGTTCTACATCGTGGTACTGAAGGGCAACCAACGGGAGAGCCGACTGCCAGTTTTCACAGAAGCTGAATCTGAGCGGGTAGAACTTGGAAGAACCACCATTGTAAAGAGAACCCGCCGCAGACTTAGCGAGACCAGTCGCCAAGAGGTCTGGAGCGATGTTGTCCGTGAAGAAGACATCTTGTTCATCGATGACTTGGCCACCGACCAAGAGTTCAACCTTATCGATCACGGTGGACCAATCAAGGTTTTCCGTCGCGTTGGATGCGATGGAGGTCAAGTACACGTAACCCAAGAGATCACCCTTGCGTTCGAAACGAACCGAGGACATACCACCTTGGGAAAGGTTGCCCTGGATGACTTGACGTTCGACAGTTTGGGAAAAATTCGTGTGACGCTTGTAGGTAGAGCGGAAGAAACTGACTTCCGGATCGCCGACGAGGTGTGCATCCTGAGCACCGACGGCCACGAGCTGAGCGATACCACCAGACATTTTATAGTATAGTGAGAGTTTATTTTTTTAAGTCGTGAAATTTGGCGAAGACGTTGTAGGCTATAGTTACTACATGGTTTCATTAGATGTGGGCATAAACGTGGTGGTACTCTTCTGATCATCGAAAAGCAGGACATTATTACGAGCCAATGCATTGAGGGATACACTACCACCCTGTTTGACGTCTAGGCTGGTTACTCTCAATGTACCATTGATGATATCCAAGACACCGTTATTTGGATTTATGGCCATTTAATATATCGGGAGAAGATTATTAAATGTGTGAGGCGAGGAGTTACTTCGTTAATTGGGGGGAGTGGGCCACCTCGGGTCCGACGGTGCCACCCCATTCAGGCGTTCTCTGCGTATGACTTCATATGTATCGTCCTTCATTCTATAAGATAGCCTACAAAAGAATTGTGGCCGTTACTACCACCGTAAAGAGTACCGGATTGTACTTTAAACAGGAACGTGTCCCCTGTGTTCATGGGTACAATTTGTGTACCACTTACGTGTTTGTGGGGGCTACCTGCCTGATGATGTGTATACGGCCAGAACATTTCATGTGTGTCCCCGTTTTTGTAGGCCCGAATACCAAAGGCATTCCCACTGTCATTCGACATACCATAAAAAGAAAACAAATATAAGCCGGAGACAGGAGCAGTGAACGTACCGGTCGTTGAATTGTATCCGTTTTGTTGATTCACTTCTACGTGATCGAATATGATTGTGGTTCCCGATGACACGTCCC